CAGACATAGTCTTGCCTGAGTTGTTGCTTACCGTAAAACCTTGCACGGGATATCCCGCCGCCGAATAATACTGGCAGATAGTTCCGTTACCCGTAAGAATGAATAAGGGTTTAGAAGGCATATATTGGTTGTTGTACTCATAAGCCGTTGGCGTACCCTGATTTAAGATATCTATCTCTGCTTCGCCACTCTTTAGAAACCTCTGAGGTTTGCAGTTAAATACAACATCAAACCTACCAAGCTTATCCATAAAGTTGTTCATGGTTTCCGCTTGGTTAATAATTGCCATGCGATACACATCAGGGTCATAGGTATCTTCCAACCTCATGTACCCTTTCGTAGCCATCAGCCATGAAGCAATCTCACGGGCTTTCTTCTGATAACTCGTGGTTTCTCCCCTGCCGTCGAAGTAGACATGATATACTTGCTGAACATTACTGTACGCTCCCGTGTCTATCGCAACGTCACCGTTACGACCACGTACGGATATCATGTCTACAACACGTTCGGGAATACCATACTCAGGGGCGTGTTCAATCACCAGCCCCATCTCTGCCGAGGTCTTGCCATTAAATGTAAAGTAACTCATGCCCAAACCGCACTCCTCCTATTAGTAGCGTCTTGAATCTTCTTCATAACAATGTCAGATATTTCGTCAGCAGACTGCCCTTTTGCGCCGTAAACATACAACGTAACATTATTATTGTTATTCGTTGTATTGTTCGTGGTAGTCCTCTCAAGCTTTCTATAAGCCGAAGCTTCTGCTCTGTTAAGGACTTTCTCGCCCTCATGCAACATGGAAACAAATCCATCGTAAGGGACATAATCGAGTCCCTGAGCATTGATAGCGTCATATGTAGTCGATACGCCATCGTGCTTAAACTTAATAAGGATTTCTTTCCCGTGGAGAGAATCTATCGCAAGCTGAATATCTGCGACTTTATCTTTGGCATACCAGTAGATGTTATCCCAAGCTTCTTTAAACTCGTTTTCAGCAGTAGTCGCGTTCTCGGATGCTGACTCGGCAAGCTCAGGCAATAAAACGCTAATTATATACTTAAGTTGCTCATCAGTTGCTCCCGCAAAAGCCGCCATCTTCTTTGCGGCTTCTTCTGTTCCGTTATCCCAAGTCGCGACCCACTCCACCAATCCTTCGATATCGCGAGATAACAGCTTCTCTCGGTTTTGTGCATATGTATCATGCCACTTAATCTGCTGTTCAATGCCTTCAATGTAACTCTTAGCAGTCGCTGTGTACTCTGTAGAGAAGTCCTTTACCTTAGAAATATTGTCAGCAAATGCTGAAGTTAAAGCCTTTATCTTCTGAGTGTTTTCCGTTGTAGTATAAGCGAACGTTTCTTCAGCTTCTGTCGCTTCTTCCGTCGCTTCGGGCATCTGCTCAAGAATTGCCAACAGCGCATTATACGCGGCAGTCAATTCGCTTATATCATTCTCGGTCTTTTCCGAAGCCATGCCAGTACGTTCAACTTCATTTTTGTATTTGTTCTGAGCCGCATGAAGTTTAGCCAAGACATATTTGAGTTCATCTTCGACTTCTGCTCTTGATTTCAAAGACTCGGTGTACTCCTCGGTCTTTTTAGTTAAAGCGTCAGTAGAATCGTAATCGCCGTACTTGCTCAAGAAGTATAACGCGCTAAATGCCGCACCGACTGCGAGGAGCACTGGCAACATCGAAGCCAACGAGCTAGTAAAAGTAACGACACCATTTGCTATGTTCGTAAACTTGCTTGCCAAATTCTCAACGGTCAGGACTTCCGCAAGTCCCTTGAACATATCTATCGTATTTTTGAGCAAAGGAACGGTCTTGGCAAGATAATCAATAGTAAGCACGCCTATAATAGCCGTAATACCCTCTAGCACATATACAAGACCGGGGTCTTTCTTTATTATGTCAGTAATAGCGTTCGTAATATCAGTCGCGCCTTCTACCAACTTGGTAACTTGAGGAGCTAACTTTGCTCCGACCTCCGTCGATAATACATTTACCGAGTTTTTAAGTATTTCAGTCTGAGAATTTAAGGTTCCAAACGCAACGTTTGCTTCGTTTTCAAGAGCGACTCCTTCTGCGAACGCATCATTAGCCTCCTCTAAAGCTCTTGACAATAAATGTGACGTAGCTTCTGCGTTGGACATTCGTCTAATTAAGTCCTGAAGCCTTGCTTCTCCAATACCAAGCTCTTTGAACGTTGCTGTAGCTTTAGGACCGAGCCTCCCAAAGCCTTCCATAAACTTCGCAACCGCCTGTGACGCGTCTTCGCCCCAAAGTCTTGCGAAATCTTCAGCTTGCATGTTGGCAACTTCTGCCCACGTCGCAAGCTCATCTTCGCTTTCCACAGCGGTGCCCATTTTCTGTATAAGTTTTGACAAAGAGGTACCCGCAGACTCTGCTTGCAAACCAACTGAACCCGCCGCCGCCGCCAAAGCGACAATAGAAGATTCAGCTAAGCTCGCGTTAGTCGCCGCGCCTGAAAATCTCTGAGCAATTCTTATAATAACGTCTTCAGAAGTTGGGAACTTGTTGCCAAGCGCAACAACCGCAGAGCCGAGCTTGTCATAATCAGAAGCCGCCATGCCTGTGACTGCCGCCATCTGTGCCATAGCAGTCGCCGCTTCTTCTGCGGAAAGGTTTGTAGACACGGACATCTGTGCCATGACCTTAGTAAACTTCTGAATATCTTCTGAACCTTGAATACCTAACTGTCCCGCAATCTGCGCAACGTTAAGCAACTCTTTTGCGCTTACGGGCAACTCGAGAGAAAGCTGTTTAAAGTCTTCTCCAAGAGATTTAATTTCTTCGCCACCCCACTCCATACCAGTCGTCTTGCTAACGCCGGCAAGGGCAGTTTCGTATTCTTTAAAAGCGTCAATACTCCCCGTTACAGCTTCTTTAACAACATTAAAGCCCTCTTGTACAAGTTTCAAAACCAACGCGTCAGCCAACTCGTTCGCCGTATCTTTAGCTTCTTTCATTTTCCCGCTAAAGGGGTCAAACATCGCAGTCACATTTTTGCCCGACTTTTCGCAGTCGTCCATGCCCGTTTTCAACTGCGCCGCTGTTGTTGCCAACTTGTTAGCTTCGGCTTGGCTACGGTTCATTTTAGCCGTAGTATCAGAAATCGCGTTTCCTACATCACGTTCCTGATTGTCCAAACTAGTCAAATCATCTTTTAAATCTTTAATGCTTTTTCTGTAATTTTCGCCCTCTTGTACTGTTTTGTTGATTCGTTCACCCGAAGCAACTAAAGACTGTTTCCATTTATCATTTTCTTGCTTTGCTTCTTCAACAGCTTTTGTAAGTTCTTCGTGCTTCTTTTTGTACCAAGGGAAGTTTCTCGTAGTCCCCTCATACTTTTTTTCGAACTCTTCAAGAGCTTTTTGAGCTTCTTGATATCTGACCTTTGACGTTTGAAACGTTTCGTTAATTGCCGTATGATACAACTTATAATTCGGCAATATCTTTTCAACATCTTCAAGCTTTTTTGTATATTCTTCAATCGACTGGTTGTTCTTCTCCCTTGTCGCCTGAATATCTTGCAAAGCCTGTTTTAATTGCACATTTCTGTCAGCAAGAGTCTTTGTCCTCTCATTGACAGTGTTAAGCATATTCTGATAGACTGCATATTTTTCCGTCAGTGCGGCAAGAGTATTCTGTTGTCCTATATATTTACTTTCAATCTGAGTCAATTCCGACCTGAACAAGTTCATGTCATTAGACAACGACTTCATCTTGGTCTTGAAGTCTTGGTCTTCAAGAATCATTCGGATTGATATGGTTCTATTAGCGTCAGCCATCTTCGCCCCACTCTTCTTTTTCTTCCTTCTCAGGATATCTTGCGTTTACAATTCCTAACGCTACCGATATCTCAAGAAGCATAGCTTCTCTATACGATAGCCCCGCAGAAAGACAAGCCGAAAGATATTTTCCCTTGTCTAACTTTGGGGCTTTATTTTTTTTTGAAGTTCTACCAACACGATATCGACTTCTTCTTCGTCATCCGACTCGCTGTTTAAGCCGACATCCATAGCAGTCATAGCTAATGTACGAGCAACCGCAATATCTTTTGGTCGCAATTTCACAACCGCTTCGCTCGCCTTAAATGTTTCTTCCTTGTCATACCCCATATATCTGCGCATCAATTCGCCTTGCTCAGACATTTCCTGCAATACCCAACAAAGAGCTTCAAGCCCCTCCGTATCATTACGCATCATCAACTCAAAGAAACCATCGGGGTATTTCTCTTGCGTAGCAAAATACGCCGCCGCGTTATATAAAAAATGATATTTAGTAAAATCCATTTTCCCTCCTAAATGGATAGGGGCGGTTCATCACCGCCCCTGTTTCAATTATGCAGATGCACCAAACTTGCTATAAACCCAAGACAGTGCGCTTGCTTCAGCACCCGTTCCCGTAAAGTCTTTACGATAACGAATCTTTCCATCATTTGCAAACATAACTGCCATATCGACTGGCTGTGTTCCGAAAGATGGAGAGTTTGTCTTTGTGTTGCCTGAATCATCAGGGACTGCCGCCTTAACTTTCGGCAAGAAATATGCACGATAAATCTTTTCGCCGCCCTTGAGAAGCACCTGATATCCACCGACTCCACCATAAGGAGGATTGTCAGAGTTTGTATCGACTACTTCATCGGAAGTTCCAGCGGTTGCGCCGTAAAGTTTCTTCTGGTCTGCAAGACTGATATGGTCTACCTCGGCGGTGAACTCGCCACTGACAATATCATCAACTCTTTCAGCAACTTCGTCGTCAGCGTAGAACTCGCCCGAAGCCTTTGTGAAAGTAAGGTTGGAAGATACCATCTTGCCAAGCACTGTAGGAGTGTCATAGACCGGTGCGGCATTAGCGGGTTCGTTTGTGAACGGTGCCCACACGAGTTTTTTCAAACCGATTTTTGCCATTGTATATCTCCTTTATAATTTCAAATAATCATAATATACTTCTGCCGCCGCATCGACTGCTGGGACACTCCCCGCGTCTATCGCAACAGAAATGAAAGGGCGCGCTGGTTGCTTACGTTTGCCATACTCATTGATGTAAGCAATCGTTGCCCGCCTTTCTCCATTTGGGTGATGCTTATCAACGACATTTCCATAGAACAGGATGTCGGTATATCTCCCATTTTTTGCGCTCTTGCGCATCCTCCCACGCTTGATGTGATTTGCTAAATCTCCCGTATAATACGGACCGACCAACATTGTCTTAGCCGCATTAGATGTTTCTTTAACCATAACCTCGGATGCCGCATCTAACATTTGGTCGTATACTCTGTCAGGAACTGATGCCAACTTCTTAAAGTCTTCTTCAACATCATAAAGACCTCTAACTACAAATGCCATTACGCACTCACCACTTCCCTATCTATGTACTCAACGCCCTCAAACTCAAATACGATATGCTGTCCTTCTTCATCCGAAGCATCTACTTGCTCAGGGTATGTAAAGCCAGCGTTCTCCAATAACAATTTGACTTGTTTAGCTAATGTAATCGAGTTAAAGGTATATGGGGCATAAAAATGTACTTGACATAGATACCGATTATATTCAGGACTGTCGTCCGAATAGTCATCAGGCACTACGTTGTAGTTGAAAACGAAATACGTTTCGTCTGTTCCCGTATACGTGTTGTGATAGCAAGCATAATCAAACGGGGCAAGCGCGGTGCGGATTGTCTTGTCAATAGTCATGCCACTACAACCCTCCGCACTTTAAGTTCCAAGAACTTATACTTCATATCCCAGTTGTTCACGCTGATGACTTCGTATGCGTGATACTCGTCCTGAGGTTCATCTTCAAGCCATAACCTACACCTTACGTTTATTAACGGGGTA